AGCCGCACCAGGTGCGGCGGGCAACGCTCAGGCCGTGCTGACCAGCTCAGCGGCCATGACCATCAACCAGGAAGCCGTGCAGTTTGTGCAGAGCTTCACCGCGGCTGACGGCTTGACGCTGAGCGACCGGCTTTGGAGGCTTGACCAGGGAGCCAAGGAGGTGCTGGGCCGAGCGATTGGGCAGGCGGTGGTGAGCGGCTGGGACGCATCCAAGTCGGCGGCGCAGTTCATGTATGCCGGCGAGAAGGTGAGTCTGGACCTGGCAGCGCGCATCAAGGGAGCGAAGCTCGACGGGCTGCTGCGCACAGCAGACCTGCTGACTGGTGACGGTGGCGAGGTCTGGAAAGCCGACCGGGTTTTCAGGACTGAGATCAATCGGGCCCACGGCACGGCCTACATGAGCGCGGCGGCCAAGACGCCGGGGTTTGCTGGTTTCAGATTTCTCCTATCGCCCCGACATCCTGCGCCTGATGTGTGTGATTTGTTTGCCTCTCAAAACCTGTATGGCTTAGGCCCCGGCGTGTATCCGAGTTCGTCGGCTTGTCCCTGGCCAGCGCACCCCAACACACTGAGCTTTGTCGTCATGGTATTTGACAACGAGATCACAGCCGCCGACCGGGCGGGCAAGGAGACGCCACTGCAAGCCTTGAACCGGCTAGGCCCCGACGTGCGCGAAGGCGTGCTGGGCCAAACCAAGGCGGCGTACTTTGATAAGGGCCTGCTGGGGCAGGGCTCGATCCGCAGTGCTTTGCGGTCGGTGGATGCCAGGCTGGGGCGGCAAAGTGTTGCTGTAGCATCGGAGCCAATGCAAACCCACCCGGAAGCCTTGCCCAATGCCGAAGGCGCAACCATCCGCACCGAGAAATTGCTCCAATATTCGCTCAATATGGACAGCCCGACCGGCAGAAACAAGGCGATTGTTTTTGAATCTGTCCTGGGCTACAACACCGGCAATTACGACGCGCTGCGTCAGCAACTTCTGAACGGAGTTGGTACCGTTCCCGCCGTGAAGGACTTGCAAGATAGCCACGGGCAGCGGTACACTGCGCTTGTGCCGGTCAGTGGACCCAAGGGATCAGCCATCGTTACAACGGGGTGGATCGTGAGACCAGGGGCCACCAAACCCGACTTGACAACCGCTTACATCAACACCAGGAGGAACAAAAATGTTTGAAATGTTCCAAGCCATCAGAACCACAGTGCCGGTACCGGCGTTGGGCCTCGGTGTGGGTGCAAAGGGCGTGATCGTGGATGCGTACAAAGAGCCGTATCCCGCCTACGAGATCGAGTTTGTTGACAAAGACGGCAACACCCTTGGCCTGCTGTCCATGCGGCCCAATGAGATCGCCAGCGAGTTGCCCGCGCTTCTTGCGGCCTAGCCACAGCCGCGCAAAGCGGCACAGACCCGACCAGCCATGAGCTACTTTGAAGCCGCGCTGGAGATCCACAAAGAAAAGTTTGAACCCTTCCGGGCGCTGGTAGTGCTTGATGACAAGGCGCTGCGCCGCTACGTCATAAGTTGGGGGTCGCAGCTGGTGCGCCGCGTCGACGACTACCCACTTGGCGACAGCATGGCTGACCTGTGGAACTGCGTTACGGTGGACTATCAGGCGCTGGCAGACCTGACCGGCGACAGCCTGCCGCACGTCATGAGCTACTTCAGGCAGGCGCAGGGCCTGCAACTAATCTACCCTGATGGCAGCGTAGCGGCGGAGGTCATCAGACTACTGCACAAGAAGCTGATGGAAATCAAAGGAAAGTGAGTCCATCGGGCTGCATCCCCCATTTGAATTGGACTTGAGCGGGAGAAAATAGTACAAAGGCGACGTAGACAGGGTAAGTCACAATTTGCATTCCGGGCTAGTTTGTTATTCTCACGATATTGGAGAGATCATGGCCGAATCAAGTATTGAATGGACTGAACACACCTGGAACCCTGTGACCGGTTGCACAAAGATTTCGCCAGGCTGCAAACACTGCTATGCGGAAACGATGGCGCACCGCCTGAAGGCTATGGGTGCCGCCGGGTACGAAGATGGATTCAAGCTGACCCTTCACCCCGGCAGACTGGACCATCCGTTGCGCAGGAAGTCGCCAACCACTTATTTTGTGAACTCAATGAGCGACCTTTTTCATGAGGACGTTCCTGATCACTTCATTGAGTCGGTGCTCGATATTTGCAAACGGACACCACAGCACACCTATCAAATCCTGACCAAACGTGCTGGCCGGTTGCCCGAGTTCTTTGCAAAGCGGGATTGCCCGACCAATGCCTGGCTTGGTGTGTCAGTCGAGGATAAAAAATATGGTGTCCCGAGAATCGAACAACTGCGCAAGGTCCGCGCTGCTGTGCGGTTCCTGTCGGTGGAACCCCTCCTTGAAGACCTTGGAAAACTAAATTTGTCGGATATGCACTGGGTGATAGTTGGTGGAGAGAGCGGTGCCAAGGCTCGGCCAATGAAACCAGAGTGGGCTGAAAACGTGCGCCGCCAGGCCGTCACTCAAGGCGTGGCTTTCTTCTTCAAGCAATGGGGTGCGTGGGGTGCTGACGGAGTAAGGCGCAACAAAAAGATCAATGGACGCGATCTGGCCGGCCGGCGCTGGGATCAGTATCCGGCTACGACGAGCACAGTTGCGGCTTAATCGAACAAGCCGCGGTTTGGGTCGCGGGCAACGTCGGACCACAACCTGTTAGGCAGGTCATTGCGGGCAAAAAATACCAACCGATAGATTTCCCGCTGATCATCGTTCCTGATCAAGGGCATAGCCTCGCTGAACTCAAACCCCAAGGCTTTTACGCGCTGGTACCAATCGGCAAAGAAAGCGACTGCCAGAGATTGGTTGGCGACGGAAGCCATGCGATCGCGCCATCCGGGCGATACATCATCAAACCGCGCCCGGTCAGGGTCCAACTCAGCGGCAACATTGCGTATCAGGTCCATCGTGGAAAAGTGCACCACAAAATCGACCTTTGGGAGTTTTGCTAGCGCTTCGATCATGGGGAATGACAGCAAGGCCAGGTTGTAGGGATCGATGTAGACCAGGCACAGGGATCGAGGAGGCACTGCCTTCACCATTTCCAGCACAGTCTCTGCTGCTGGGCCGTTGAATCGCTTGACTGGCGCACCAAGCGCCGCCAAACGTGCCTCACAGGCGCTGCTGCGCACGGGGTCGATATCGCCGATCATAACGGTGCCAAATGGCGTCCCACTGAACTGCGACTGGCGCCACGCCACGACGGCACCACCCGGGCGAGTGATTGTTTCACCACGCTGACGCAAACGTCCGGGACCACTGAACGGATCAATATAAACCCATTGACTGAAGCCCTTTTTTGCTGCCGCCCGGGCCGCATCAATGTAGGTGCAAAGGTAGCGGTGTTTTTCTTGCGCAACCCACTGGCCAACGCCTTCGCCGTTCTTGCCCTCATCAAAAAATAGTTGCGGATGGGTGTCTGCCTCCGGTGGCGAACTGATGACGAGTCGCCTATTCATTGCACTTTGACGACTGGGGCTCGAACACGAGCGACGTGTCCGGAGGGATGACAGTCTTGCTCGCGTCCAGCATTTTGAGAAACTGCTTTACCGTCGTCTTGGGGCCGACTGTGGCAAATAAGAGGGTGCCACCGCACGCTTGGCCCATCGTCACCAGGCGCGTGAGCGCATCCGCTACCGACCCGCCGCGTTCTCTAATTTCATCCTCTACAGCTAACTGCACCAATGTAGGAAGACTTTCTGTGCTGGGCTCGAATGAGGCTTGCAGGCGGGCAGTCACCTCGGCGTTCAAACTCCTGCCTTTGGCACGCGCGGCATCCTCAATTTGTTCCCTTAGTGAAGGCAACAACCGCAGACCAAGAGGCGCAATGCTTCCCGTCGGTGCGGTAGTGGTGTTGCGGGTTCTGGACATGGTTACGCAGTGTAGCCAAAAAATATTTGTATAAATGATTACATGGCGTTATGATTACAGTGCGTATTGATTTAATGCGCGAACTTCAAAGGAGCGCCATGCAACTCAAATCGGATCGAAAACCCCACTCGCTGCGCTTGCCGCCTGAATTGCAGAAGTGGCTCAAGCATCAGGCAGTCGACAACGCACGCAGCCTTACCGCTGAAATCAATGTCCGACTGGAAGAATCCCAACGTCAGCAACTCGAGAAGGAAGCAACTCATGCCAACTAAACCCACAAAGGGAAACGCCCCGACTGCGCAAACAGCCGAGGCGTTGAATGTCCAGAAATCCCATGTCAAGGAAAGAGCCGAACCCATGAATCCTAGCACAGCATCAAAAAATGAGTCAGCAGTTCTGGCTACCAGCCAGCCCGTGGGATTCATTCGGTTCCACGGCATGACTCTGCTGGTGGTTGAGTACTTGGGCATTGAGTACATTGAGGCGCGACCACTGTGCGAGCTTGCGGGAATGTTCTGGAAGAGCGCACGCCGCACCCTTTTGAGCGGTGACAACATGGAGTTGTATGGGGCTACGCTGCTTTTGGCTCCGGTGATAGGTCTGCATGGGACCAATCTTGGTCCGCAAAACGAGGTGCTTTACGTCCGCCTGGATCGTGGGCGCATCTTCCTGGCACGCGCAAACACGACACACATGCGGTCTGTAGGGAAAGAGAGCGCAGCATCGGAACTGCTGAAGCTCCAAATTGAATGGGCAGAGGCGCTGCATTCCTACGAGACGAACGGCTACGCCATCAAAAAGGGCCACAAGGACGGGCTTACCGAACTATTGAATCTTTACAAGGTGCGGAATCTGGCTGAGTCCCCCGCCGAGAAGATCGCGCTGTCCGATTTGATTGGCGACAAATTCGAGGAACTTGGCTACCCGCTGCCCGCAGACCCGCAACAGCCTTTGCAATGGGATGGAGGTGCATCATGACCGGCCTAGTCCTTGACCCCACAGAAGCCGAAGCTGCCGCTGAGAACGCCGAGTTCACCCTGGCCGATGCCGAGGCCGCATACAGCGGAGTCAGCGCCCTGGTGGAGCTCCTGAACGGTTGCCAGCCCGGCCATCAGATCACCGGCATCTTCATCCGCAGCCTGTTGGAAGATGTGCGTGCACACCTTGAAAACGTGGTGGGTGGCTTGAGCCCGGTCGTCGCTGCTGAACTTTGCCATGGGTTGCGATGAGAGCGCCGCGTAAACCATCGCCCCCATTGGGGCAGGCCGTGTCAGCCAGCCGGTCTGTCACAGTGATGGGCGACATCGAGCTTGAGAAGTGCCCGGTGCGCAACATTGCCGAGCGTGTGGATCTGCTGGACTGCCGCGGCATGGAGGTAATCTACAGCGGCATGACGGACGCCTATGGCTACGAGTATGACGAAGGCTATGTGCTGATGTTCATTGGCAAAAAGTACACCCTGATTGGCGACGTGGCAAACCACGAGACGCGCTTGCAGTTTCTGGTGCAGCCAGAACTACTGCACCGGTTTGGCTGGATCGGAGCGAACCAGCGCGAAAGGCTTGAGGCCTGGCACAAGGCGCGGCGGGTGCAACTGCTGCGCAACCGGCAGTCTTTCATTGCCGCTGAACTCTGTAGACTTTGCCAGTAATAGCCAATGCCGACCATCATGGTGTATAGTGCTGCCGTCAGCTCACGCAATGGGTTGATCGGGTTTTGCAGCCCGAAGATCGCAGCGGCCCAAAGCCGCTACACCGCACAGGTTTGCGGCTTTTTTGTTCGTGCTCCAGTTTTGGCGGCTCGGACGGGAGGGCCTCGGTCCTGCCGGTTAAACAGCCTCCGCTGCGGTCCCGGTCTGCAAACCCGTTCGAGCTGCCTCCCCCGTTTTGCAGCGGGAGAGGCGGTTGTTTCAAGACCGCTACTTTGGAGGCCATCGATGGCACACACCCAACCCGGCCAGGCTACGCCCGGCCCTTTCCCGTTCGCCTTGTTTTTCCCCGACCAACTGGAACTGCTGCACGGCGTGCGGCTTGACGCTGAGCGCGTGAATTCTGCGCTGGCCAGCCTTGTGGAGCTGCTGCAAGGCTGCAACCCGGCCAACACTTTGAACGCCGGGAATCTTGCGTCCCTGCTGGAGCCCGTCTGGGCAGGCATGGACACGCTGTGCGGCGACTTGCGCACAGCGGATCGTGTTTCTTCAACCAACTAAGGACTTATCATGAAAATCATTTATTCAATCATCTACGCTGGCCTGCAACTGCCAATTCTAAAAAATGACCAGGGGCAAGACGTAACGCCACTGAAACCCATCTCGGATTTGTTTGGTTTGCAGTGGGAAAGGCAGCGCAAAAAGGTTGCAAACGGTGAATATTTGGGCCGATATTTGGGGTTCTGCACCGTACCTTTGTACGGTGCAGGTGGCCAAAAAAGCTCTGAATCCGATACATGCGCCCCTACAAGTGGGGGTGCAGGTAGCCAGATTCGAGGGCAAACCTGCATCCTTTTGAGCCGCGTTGCCGCCTTTTTAATGAGCATCAACCCGGAAATGGTGCGCGCCAAGGGCAATGTCAGCGGCGCGGATTACCTGATCGCAAAGCAGGAAGAGTGGGCAGACGCGCTGCACGCCTATGAAGATGTTGGCGTGGCCTTTAAAACCCGCAACAAGGAATCACGGGCAGACCTGCAAGGCTGGTTCAAGACGCGATTGCTTGCTGAAACACCGCAGGAAAAGGCCGCGATCGCGCGCCTGATCAAAGAGGGATTCGCGGATATTGGCCAACCGTTTGAAGAAGATTCGCAGAAGGAACTTGACCTAACATAAACCTGTTCCGTTGCCCAATGGATAATGCGCGGGGCGCTGCTGTAACGGCAGTGCCCCGCTCTGTTTCCCCTGACAAAATCCCCCCTTTTTTTGTCGTCGTAACAACTTGAAACTGTGCCCCGTC